TAGGAGATTAGAAAATGGCATTTCCAAGTGCAGCAGGTTATACGAACCTACCTAATGGCGTATTCGTACCTGTTATCTATAGTCAAAAGGTTCTCAAGTTCTTCCGTAAGGAATCCGTTATTGAGGCTGTAACTAATACAGACTACTACGGTGAAATTGAGAATATGGGTGATACCGTTCGTATCATCAAGGAACCAGTGGTTAATATCACACCCTATCGTCGTGGTATTGATCTAGTCGATCAAGACCTGATTGACGAAGATTTGACGCTCACTGTGGACCAGGGTAACACCTTCCGCTTTAGCGTTGAAGATATCGAAGAGAAGCAGTCGCATATCAATTGGCAGCAACTCGCTACCAGCAGCGGCGCATACGCACTTAAGGATAACTACGACTCCTCAGTGCTTAGCCATATTACCAGCAACGTAGATAGTTCAATGCTCTACGGTTCCACTGGTTCACCAATCGGTGTTGGTTTCTCCGCTGGTCGTATTACTCCCCTCGCTGTTCTTAACCGTCTAAATCGTCTTATGGACGAGCAGAATGTTCCCACTGATAACCGTTGGCTTGTAGCCGATCCTCAGTTCTGGGAGCAGATGGGTGACGAGAATAGCAAGCTTGTTGGTGTAGACTTTACTGGTGATAGCTCGTCTATCCTCCGTAATGGCATGGTCGTTAAGGGTAAAATCCGTAACTTCACCTGTTACAAATCCAACAACACTGTTACCAACGGTTCAACCTATCGAACTGTTCTAGCAGGTCATATGTCAGCAGTTGCTACTGCCTCTGCAATGACAAAGACGGAAGTTCTCCGCTCTCAGAACCGCTTTGCGGACATTATCCGTGGTATCCATGTGTTTGGTCGTAAGGTTCTGCGTCCTCACGCCCTGGCTCTTTGCTACTACACGCTAGCTTAAGCTATAACATAAGGAGAAATACATATGGCAACTATTGATCTTCGCAAGGACGGTACGACTGGTTTCGCAGGCCATCGTCCTCGCTCTGGCGTAGTCTACCGTAAGCTTTCGGTATCTACTGCTAACTATAACAACGGAACCAGCAACACTGGCTTTATGCTTAATGCTGCTGCTGCGGGTGACGTAGTTCAGATTCTCAACATTCCCGCTGGCTGCTATGTTGCAGACCTTCGTGTTGAGGTTCTTACTGCTGGTACTGGTACTATCAGTGTTGGTGATTCTAGCTCTGGTACTGTGTACGTTAGTGCTCAGTCCTGCGCTTCTACAGGTTTCATCGGTACAATGGCCGCTACTAGTAAGTTTTACTCAGCGGCTAGTGATATTCGTATCACCTTTGCCTCTGCTAACGATGGTGTTACTGCCTCACAGACCCCTGTAATTAAGGTGACTGCGCTCCTGGTCGATCATACCGATCATCCGCCAGCAACTACCGCCGTACTCTAATACTAGCCCTTGGGTTGGAGGGAAGAAATTCCCTCCTTCCTAACATTAAGGATACGAAATGAGCACCACGTACCTACAACTAGTTAATCGAGTTCTTACTCGACTAAACGAGGTAACTCTTAACTCTAGCAATTTCGTTTCCGCTACAGGATTTCAGGCTGCTGTAAAGGACTACGTGAATGATGCCCTTAAGGACATTAATAGCGCAGAACTTAAGTGGCCTTTTAACGTTGTTACCGGAGCTACTATTACTCTCACTGCCAATGGGAATACCACTGATTATTCACTTCCTACTACGGTGACTACTATTGACCCGACTAGCTTCTTTATTCAGCCAAATGGTACAACCTGGGCAGGACAAGAGCTGGATTTTATCGGCTATGATAAGTACCGCGATCTCTATAAAATGGATGATGCGACTATTATTAACGCTGCTTCGGGATACAGTAAACCTAATTATGTATTTCAGACATTGGATTATAGCCCTCTTAAAGTTGGGTTTAGTCCTGTGGCTGATCAAGCTTATGTGGTGGAATACACTTATTGGCAATCGCCAAGTGATCTATCAGCACATGATGATACTATTACAGTCCCCGATAGATTTAATCATGTGGTCGTCGATGGCGCTATGTTTTATGCGTATAAGTTTCGAGATAATGAAACTGAGGCTCAGACTCAATGGAAGAAATTCCAAGATGGTATTTACAAGATGAGAACAGAACTCATTAATCGTTTTAGTGAAATGACGAATGACACCCTACCCCACGGCGGCTATGTCAGATAATGGTAGATTATAACACTAATGACCGCTGGAAAACATACACAATTCAATCGCAAGGCGGACTAAATAGTTCCACTGACACTTTATCCTACAAGCCTGGGGAAGCATCTAAACTAGTTAATTTCGAGCCATCAGAATTTGGTGGCTATCGTCGTATTAATGGTTTTGTTAAGTATGATACTAATGAACTATCTGGTTCAGGTAATGTCTTGGGGGTGTGCGTATTTGATGGAGCTAGTAAGACTGGTGTTGTAGCATGTCGTGGCGACAATGTTTATTTCAGTTCCGGTAGTGGATGGGGTTCTGCTATTAACACACCAGCTAGAACTGGCGCAGGCAAATATAGATTTACTAAGTACCATCTTTCTACAGGTTATCGTATAGCTATGTGTGATGGGGTCAATCCCGCAGCTACTTGGGATGGAACAACCTACACACTAATAAATGGGACTGGTTCCCCCACTAATCCTAAATATTGCACTTTTTGGCTGAGACGCCTAGTTTTAGCAGGGTATTCAGCTAACTTACAAGCCATTTCCATTACGGCTCCTGATACTGATGATGATTTTGATGGCACAAATGGGGCAATTGAACTATCAGTACATGATGAAATTACAGGCATCAGAGCTTTTCGAGAAGAATTATATATTTTCTGTCGTCGTAGTATCTTCAAATTGACAGGAACCTCAAGTGCAAATTTCACTGTAATTCCTATCGCAGCAAACATCGGTTCTATAGTACCTGACAGTATTCAAGAATTTAACGGAGTGCTGTTGTTCTTAACAGCGGATGGAGTTCGCTTGATTGAGGGTACTCAACGTATTGATGATCTAGAAATTGCTACAGTATCAAAGCCTATTTACTCTATTGTTCGACAGGCAATCTCTACAGCAGGCAGCACGGAAAATATTTCATCTGTTGTTATAAAATCAAAAAATCAATATAGACTATTTTATCCTGCTACCTCGGCTCAAGAATCTGATTCTCTTGGAGTTTTAGGTGCAATTAGACAAGGCACTAATCTTGAGAATTTAAATGTTCCAACAGCACAAATGGAATGGTCTGAATTACAAGGCATGAAGCCTTATTGTTGTGATAGCGATTATTTAAACACTACAGAATATGTTGTGCATGGCGGCTTTGATGGGTTTGTTTACAGACAAGAACAAGGCTTTGGTTTCAACGGAACTAATATTCCTGCTGTGTACAGAACTCCTCCTGTTGCCTTAGATGATCCTGAACTTAGAAAACTAGTACAAAAGATTAGTCTATACACAGAACTAGAAGGCGCCGCTGCCATTGTGGCAAAGGTTATTTTCGACCAAGGCTCTACAAACGTTCTACAGCCTGAGTCTGTTACTTTTAACTTAGGAGAAGGGTTATTTGTGTACGGTGGTACAACTACTCTCTACGGTACAGCGACATATGGTGGCTCTCAGCATCCTAGAATTACTCAAAACGTAGTGGGTTCTGGATTTTTAGTGCAACTAGAATTTTCAACAAACGATATGAACGCAGGATATAGCATCCAAGGCGTATCTTTACAGTACAAACCCTTGGGACGGAGATAATATATGAGTAATGGTTACGCTAGGCAATCCTCTTCTGTAATTATCACTGGTGGTGTAATAAACGCATCAGATTTTAACAATGAGTTTAACGCTCTGCAATCAGCGTTCGATAACACGACGGGGCATAACCATGACTCTACTATTGGTGGTGGTGCCCCTATTTCTCTAACCGCTAGCGTAACAGGAGTCCTAGATGAAACTAATGGTGGTACAGGCTTAAGCTCATACACGCTAGGGGATGTTATTTACGCAAGTGCAACTAATACTCTTGCAAAATTAGCAGGCAGCACTTCGACCACTAAAAAATATTTGTCACAAACAGGTGATGGAACTGCTTCTGCTGCCCCTGTATGGTCACAGCCTGTTTTTACAGAGATTTCTGGTACTGCCGCAGTCACTCAAGGTGGAACTGGACAAACTAGCTATACAGATGGTCAACTTTTAATTGGCAATAGCACAGGAAACACGCTAACAAAGACTACTCTAACGGCTGGAACTGGCGTCACGATTACAAATGGTAGCGGTGCTATCACAATCTCTGTTACTTCTTCTACTTATCAACCTATTGACGATGATCTAACCGCTCTGGCGGGGCTTTCTACTACAGGATTTATCAAACGCACTGGTGCTGGTACCGCTTCGACTGTATCTTCAATTGATCTTACCGCAGATGTTTCAGGAATTCTTCCTACAGCAAACGGTGGTACGGCAAACGGCTTCTTTACTGTTTCTGGACCTGCTACTAGCGCAAAAACCTACACATTTCCTAATGCGAGTGCAACTGTACTCACAGATAATGCTGCAATTACTGTAGCTCAGGGTGGTACGGCTTTAACTACCTACACCCTTGGGGATATTATTTACTCTAGCGCAGCTAATACCTTAGCTAAACTAGCGGGTAACACCACTACAACTAAGAAATTTCTACAACAAACTGGTACTGGCGCTGCTTCTGCTGCTCCTGCATGGGGCCAGCCAGCCTTTACAGATATTACAGGTACTCTTGCTATTACTGCTGGTGGTACTGGTGCTACTACTGCTTCTGCTGCTCTTACAGCGCTTGGAGGGGCTGTCTCTACTCGTCAAATTATTTCTGGTAACGGATTGACTGGTGGTGGTGATCTTTCTGCTGATTGCACGTTGGCTGTTGGTGCTGGTTCAAGTATTATTGTAAGTGCGGATGCAGTAAGCGTTGACACTGCTAGCCAAGCAGATATGGAAGCACGTACTAGCGGTAAAGTTGCGACGGCTGACAATCTCTGGTTCCATCCTGGTGTTGCAAAAGCCACAGTAGGGTTTGTTCCTGGCGCTAGTCCAACTCCTATTTCCGGTTACAATGTTGCCAGCATCACAAGAAATGGCGCTGGTGATTACACACTGAATTTTGCTAATGCTTTCGCCAGCGCCAATTACATGCCTGTTTTCTCTGTAGAGGCAACTGCCACCGTAAATTGTCGTAATGTTCAAGTTGTGAATGGTGGACGTGGTACCAGCACATTACGTTTTCAAATGCAAGACCCTGGTGGTACACCAACCGATTATAATTGGGTTACGGTTGTTGTTTTCGGTGACTTCTAATAGTACGAGCATTTAATTCAAGGAATAAATAGTTAATGGCTACGCTGTCATATAAGGTATAGAGCATGGCAACTGCAACAAATTCTAGTGAGCTTCCTACTGTAACCAGCGGTATTACAGGAAGTCAAAACACACAAGCCCAACAAATCCAAGAAACCAACTTAACTAATCCTGCTGCTAATCTGCCTGCTGGTGCCCTACAGACTTACACACCACTTCAAGACAGTGCGGATCAGAATTTAAGTCAACATGATCTTGGAGATAACCCTACTGCTACACAAACCAATACTGGTCCTTCCCAGGCTGTAGGAACTACGTTTGACCAAGCAGCGGCTCAGTATAATGCTAACAATATAGGACAAGGCGCTCAAGGTACTGCTGCTCAAGTAGATCAAAGTCAAATTGGTACTGCTCAAGCTGCTCAAGGACAAGTCACAGATGATATGACTGTTTCTGGTCAGTATAAGAAACTGACTGAGGGTGTTGATGCAGGGAATATTCCTGATTGGGCTAAGGGAGCGGTAAACGCTTCTAATGAGCAAATGGCAGCAAGAGGGCTTGTAGCTTCCTCTATAGCTGCTGGCGCTACTGCTGGCGCTATTCTAGGGGCTGCGCTACCAATCGCTACCGCTAACGCTGGTGCGTACCTTACAATGGCCCTCAAGAATTTGGATAATCAGCAACAAGCTAATATCACGAATTCTAATCAAAAAGTATCTGCGGCTCTAGCTAACCTATCTGCTGAACAACAAACTAATATGCAGAATGTTCAGGACAGACAAGCTGCTATGCTCTCTGACCAAGCTGCTGCAAACGCTGCCGCTCAGTTTAATGCTACTTCGCAAAATCAAGTAACACAGTTCTTTGCTAATCTTACTAGCCAGATTGCTACTGCTAATGCTCAAAGAGCAGATGCCATGTCACAGTTTAATGCTGGACAAGCTAACGCAATTAGCCAGTTTAATGCTAATCTTGCTGATAGTAGAGAGAAATTTAACGTACAGAATCAGCTAGCTATCGACCAGTCAAACGTACAATGGCGCAGATCAATCAACACAACAAACACTGCCGGTATTAACGCTGCTAATCAAACCAATGCTCAGAATATGTTTAACCTATCTGCTCAGGCCCAAGCAAACCTCTGGCAGCAATGGAGAGATGAAGCATCTTGGGCAAATACAGCATCAGAAAATGCTCTAACTCGTGCCCATAACCTAGCTGTTGCCTCTCTTGCTCGTAATACTTC